ATTGTAATAGCTACGATAACGGTACTTTTTCAAGACCGAATCCTGGTCATCGTTTCCACCGCCCAGGTGGCACGAAATGTCTGTGCCTTCGTGGAATGCTTCCATCGCATTGCGGAGTGATTCATCGAGGAGTGCGGCATCATACTTGGAACCGGCAAAACACCGAAACTCCAATGTCACCGCATTGATGTAATTTTCCTTGCCCCTGTCAATAAGCTGAAAGACGATGAATTTTTCGGGCATATCCTTCGGGGTTTCCAAATAAATAGGAATGTCCTCGAATACTGTGTCAAGATAACTTTTTACCGTTTCTTCAATCATTTTCTTTCATCCTTAACAATAACGTGGCATCGGTCAATTCCAACAAAGCTCGTCTCGATTTCTCCGTGCTTTTCTGCTTCGTCCAAAACCGCATCCATCATAAATTGCGATTTAAGAACTTGAACTATCCCCTGGGAGTTCAGCTTCACTTTGACTTTCGATTCTTTCAAGATGCACCTTCTTGTTCCACCTCAAAGGGATGTTTGCTTCAATTCCTGCCGTGGGATACCCTATCGTGTGATATATTCCCTCAAAAGGAGCCGGTAACGAAACATAGGTATCTGTCCAGGTGTGATCATCTCCTTTTGGAATCGCAAGTGTATAAGCAACTCTCTTGCCATACATCGTGATTGCGTTGTTGATGTCATCCGTTGAAGGTTCGCCCACTAACACATTGGCAACATCCTCTGTGGTTTCCAAATAGATAGGCTGACCGAATGGGTCGGTGCCTGTCTGTGTCTTTTTGGTAAGAGTGACGGTAATTCCTCTCATACGCTTGCCCTCGTTATGAATGACAGGGGATTGCTTGCTCCGATAGAATTGCCAACGCCAAGGAGTTTCTTGTCTGCCTTGGAAAGATAAACGCTTCCGACCGAACCGCCGTTGGGCATTGTCCAACTCTGTGAATATCCCATTGCCGACATTGAACCCTGGGATGCTCCCATAGGAACATCGCTTGTCTCGTTCATCGCCCTGGCTACCGCTTCGACCGAAACTGATTTTTTGGCATCTGCTGATGCCTGGTCATTGTATGCATCAATTTCGAGTGCGGCTCTTTCCAGGAGAACATCGCAGATGTCTTTTTCGGTGGTGTTAAAGGTTCTCCCAAGTCTTTTCTGCACATCTTCATAGGTTGCGTATGTGGTCATACTGTCCTCATTTCTTCTTCGTGGTCTTGGTCTTGGTTGCCTTTTTCGGCTCCTCGACCTCTGCTTCCACTTTTGCTTCTTCCTGCACTATGGGTTCTTCCGAAACAGACGGCAGGAGATGCCCTGCCGCCTTGTATTCTTCGATTCGGTCATCCGCTACCCACATTTCTGTGCCGGTAAAAGCGTTGATCATTCTTGTCATACAGAAGGAACTCCTGTTGCGGTAAGTGCGTTGAATGCATCGGTGAGGGCACGGAAACCAACCTCGATTTCTGCTCTTACTGCAAACATATTCTGCTGGAAAAGGTTGATGACATTGCCATCTCCGAGGTCGAGGGTTGCATCCTCGCTGAAATTGATCTTGACACCTTCAACCATTCCCCATACAGCCTGGTTCCAATCTCCTGCGAAACCGACCTTGGAAGGTGAACCGCTCTTGAATGCGGCTTTGGTGATCTCGGTTCTTGCTCCAAGAACAACAGGCACACCATTCTCGGTTACATTGTTAAAGATGGGTCTCTTGGTGGTATCGGTAGCACCAAGAAGGAGACCCTTGCCCTGTGCGGAGAAGATGTATCCGTTGGTGATTCCACCGTGGAGAGCGATGTCGGTATCTGCGGCAACAAGACCCTGGTACACATCGGATGCAAGGCTCTGTGCGGTTACGTTTGCGAGAGTGTCGAAATCGGAACCAGGAGCGGTGCCGAAAAATACGGTCTCATCGAACTTTCTTCCGAGTGCATCGGGAAGCTTCTCAACGATTGCATTGTAGAGAGCGGATGCATCCCTTCTGAACTGATTTGAGAAAGGTACGATCACGGCGAGGGTGTATCCACGAAGGATTTTGGTTGCGACAGAAGGATTGGAAACTGCCTTTGCGGCGGTCTCACCTGCCCAAGCGGCGGTGGGGTCGGAAAGAAGGACATTGATTGCGGCTCCGTTGCCAGGAAGGGGCATCTGTCTTGCAAGTCTCATAACCTTGGATGATTCCTGCACCTTGGAAAGAATCTCATTGGATACGCTTGCAGGAAGGTCGATGTTTGTTCTGTTTGTAGGAACTCCACTTGACATAATTTTTTCTCCTTAAATTTAGAAAACTGATGACATATACTCGGCAAAATCTGCCTTTGCATTGCCACTTGATGTTTTGGGAGCTTCGCCACCATCTTTTACCTTGGGATAACCAGGTGATGCAAAGGCTTTGATGGCTTCTGCCTGTGCCTTGCATTCTTCCTCGGTGTTCCCTGTCAAGAGGTTCAAAGGTATCCCTGTCTCTGTTGCGATCTTTTCTCTTGTCTGTCTGATCTCCTCGGCTTTCTTCATCCCCTGGAGTTCAGCTTCAAGATTGTTGGCACGTTCTGTCGCTTTCTGAAGCTCGCTCTTGTTGGCTTCTTCCAACTCATCGAATTTTGAAGCCTTGGCTTTTAAATCCTCATAGTCGGAAAACTTGCTCTTTTCCTCGGCAAGTCTCTTGCCAACGATTGCATTCACCTCATCCTGCGTGAAAGTGCGTGTCTGCCCTTCGGCATTGGTGTCCTGTGTGGTTACAGTAGCGTTTGTATCGCTCATATCATTTTCTCCTCTTATGGATTATTCCTCGTTTAAGGACGAGTTCCTTATATTAAAAAAGCACCCATAAGGATGCTGATTTAAACATCTATGAGACCATCATTGTTGATGCCCTGGGTCTCTTTGTCTGCGGCATAGGCTTCTCTACGCATTGAATTGATTCGCTCTCTCGGGGTTCTTCCTTCTGCGTGTTGGTACATCGAAAGATATTCATTGGGATGGTATCCCTCAACCTCGGTTCGCTCGTCAAATCTTATCGTATAGTTGCAATCACAGTTCGAATGGATATGCTCTGCGTGACCGCCTTTGATTGCGGCTTTGGATGCATATTGCCATCCCCTTGATGCAAGCGTAAGGCAAAACGCACAAGTCATTCCCGAGGGAACCCAAGCGAACTGTGCCCCATCTCTCAAGGCATTGTGCAGGGTTGTATCTGCTCCTGCCATCTTGACCCATCTTGTGGCGGCTCCTGCGATCTCCTCAAAGTTCTGACTTGTCTTGATGGTTCCTCTCACCGACTTTGCAACATCGCCATAATCGGCAAGCTCTGCCAATTCTGCCGGTGCGGTGAATACTCCCTCAAGCTCTGCGGTGAGTTCATACATCTGTGCGGATAATGCCGCCGATGCTTCGCCATACTGTGTCACGATTGCATAGGCATAATCTATGAACTCTTTCAAGGCTTCTTCGTTCACGATAATATCGGAGCCGACCGAACCACCCGCACTCTCAAACACCGAATGGGTATTCAGATATTGGATGAGTTTCGTTGCGGCGGTCTCGTTGATGTCACGAAGGGTCAATATGTAGTTTGACCAAATCTGCCTTGATATTGTCATTGCTGATTCTCAATTTGGCTGACGAGTGCCATTCCCCTTGCTCTGCCTTCCTGGGATTTAATCCTGCGGATGTCGGCTTTATCGAATCCGAGCATCTCGAGGAAAACATCTGTCTCTGCAAATCCCTGTCTTGCGGATGCAATCTTGATTGCCGCATCTGCGGTCATTGCGACAGAGGGCATTGCAGGGTTCTTGAAATGTGCCACGATTGCTCTCTGATCATCGGAAAGCTCGTCAAGCGATACGTTGTAAGTGATAGCGAGTGCCATCAATGCGATAGATTTCAAACCTACCCCATTGTTGATGTTCAACTGTTGAGCGGTAGCAATAAGGGTTTGGCTCTGTGCCAGGATTGCATCGCTCGATGTCGGGTTCGCATCGTTGACAACTCCCGTATCTGTAACGGAAAGACCGCTTGCCGCACTAAACTGTGTCGCAAGCATTCGGAGCATTTCAACGTGAGGTGCGATGGTTCCCTGTTGTAACTGTCCAAAGGAAGGCTTCTCGCCTGTCTCGGGGTTCGTGGTCGATGCCAGGATTGAGCCTACATACTGACGGAATTTATTATTTACAACCGCATCGAACTGTTCATCCGTAACTCCGAGCAGGTATTTCTGCGGAGAGGTTGCAAATTCAAGACCGATCGAAGCATTGGCAACCGTTCTGACATAACCCTGGATGAGCCTTCTGATGGGTTCCTTTATTCTTGATCTTCCGAAAGGCTTATCAGAGGTTGCATTCCATATAAGAGCTTCCATCAAAGGTCTGCCCATCTTGTGAGGGTTTTCCTCTGCTGACCAATAGCCATTCTGCTTTGTGATCACCCAAATGGCTTCATCTGTATAATAATTTAAAACGGTGGGTGTCCAATTATGGTCATTGTCGGGTGCGGTATCGATGATGGCGAAGCCATAAGCAATCCTGCCCTTTTCTCCGTCCCACTTTGCCGCCGCCGTGAGGGGTGAGTGAAATCTGATCTTGACACCTTCATCGGAATTAGTAAGGGTTGCGAATGTGCATCCGAATTTAAGCTCATCACGACAAGCCTTGATGTATTCATCCACAAGGTTGTTATTTTCTGCGATTGCATCCATTTCGGTGTTAATTTCGCCGTTTACACCAACGAAACCATCAAACATCGATCGACCGGCAAGGACATCAACCGTCTTTGCTCCCCAGGCACACCCGATTTCGAGTTTCTGTAACCCATCGGGGAGAGCAATTCCAAGATTTACCTCGGAAAGAGAGATTTTGCCCTCATAATATCTATTTTTGGTCTCGTTTTTTGCTCTGTGAGAATCAAAAGTTGATATTAACTCTTTGAGCCTTTCCATTTCCTCATCGGGAAAGTTCGATATTGTGCTGATTTCGATGTTGTGCATTACTTAACCTCAACCGATACGCATTGACCTGTTCGGGTTCCTGCGTGATGTCTTTGCTCCCCATAATGCAAGGGAAGCCGCTTCAATAGGTGTCGAATTTTCCCCACCAAAACCCCAACCGCCGCCGATTGGTCTTTTTACCGCCGTGATTGCTGAATCTCGCAACGCTTCCTGCCCTGCGTACCAGGTCACGGTCTGTTCGTTTATGGAATCAATGAGAACTCCGACCGATGCGATCACATCTCTTGCACCTGGGCGAATAATGCTCCCTTTTATCTTCCATTTGTCGGCTATCTTTTCAACCAGGACATCGACACCGTTTCTTCCGTCAATGACTACGCAACAGGCTTTTGAGCTTCGCTCGTTGAGCCATTCTGCAAGCCAGGCGGTGCCATATCCTGTGGGTTTTGCTTCTATTAAGGATATTCTTGCCTTGCCTTCCTGGGGAATTACCGCTCCACACAGGCACACAAAGGCTCCATCTGCCGAGAATTTGACACCAAATGCGGTCTTGCCTTCGGGTTTCGGTTCTTCGGACCGGCAAGCATCCCATTTGTCGGCAGGTATTGCCACATCAATGGAGTGCGTTGCTTCGGGTGTCCAAAATCCCAATCTCTCCCTGGCGAATCCGTCAATGCTCATCTGCTCAAACTCACCCAATATGGTTTTCTCGGCAATTCTATACCCCATTGCAGGATTTGTTTCATAGGCGAGATCAATCACATTCTCGGGTGTGACTTTCTTTAAATCATCAATTCCCCATTCAAGCCACCAACTGTCACCATCTCCGTGGTGTGCGGAATCGTGCATCCTTTTGAACACCGTTCCATTACAACTCGGGGAAGGTGGGGTGCCGATGTAAATCTGTTGTGGCATTAGGGATGAATCTTTAACATCCGAAGATGCTGAAATAACAGGAAGCATTCCTTCCTGTTGATCATCCGTGAGTTCCTGTGCTTCGTCTATGATAATAACGGAGTAGGTGCCACCTCTTGCACCTGCATTGGTTCTTGTGGCGAACTCAATGCAACCGCCATCGTGCCATACTCCGTCCTCGTCCTGCCAATCTCTAAAATATATGCCCTCATAACCTCTGCCCCTGGTGATGCTTTTCACATCGTGGGCAAAGTCGGGGTATCTCTCCTCGTTTTCGAAGATGCTACAAAGAGCATCAAACATCTTTTTTGTAGTCGAGCTATGATGTGCCGAATACAAAACAGATCGATGCTCGAAATCGGACATATAAACGGCATAATACCTCGCAGAATAGGATTTTCCGTTCTGCCTTGGAATGGAAATCCCGATTGTGAGTGCCGCCGGTGAGCCATCCTCATTCCGAGCGAGCATCAGCACCAATTCTTCTTCCTGTGAGGGGTAAAATGTTGCACCGCCATCCTCAATGAACATTTCAGCGACCGCTTTGCCGTCCGAGTAAGCGTATTTGCCAATCTTCGAAAAAGTCGGCTTTTGGTTACCGCTTCTCAATCTTTCTCTTTAAGCGATCGTGCTTGGATTCTTTCTTGGCATCGGGGTCGGGCAATGCTTCAAGCTCTGCCATAACCTCCATCAATCTTTTCGAATTGGATGCCATATCCCTTCCCGAATCGCAATCCTGGATGGTCTGTGCTAACTTGTCACGCAATGCAATAAGCGTTGCTCTTTTGTCGCCACTCTTGGCGGCTTCTACAAGATTTGTCACGTTCAAATCTCCTTTCTTTTTACCGTGATGAATCCCTCATCCGAGGTGGTAATACTATGTGATTTTATGATCTCAACCACACCCCAGGGGATGTGGAAAAGTGTTTCGGCGTGTGAGGTGCT